TGTTAAAGAAGTTACTATAAACTTTTTACCATTGAATGATTCGCCAAATGGCTCTACAATCATATCGGTATGGTCAAACGCACATATATCTCCAACTTCCATTAAGTAAAAGTAAGAACTTCCACCACTGCTACCTGGATTTATTATTTCGGTATCCACCACTAATTTGGGATTTCCTTCAATGGCATTATAATAATTAGCAAAGCCATTATTTCTTGCACCACCCATATTTGTTTCACCAACAGAATTTCTTAATATTTTTAATTCATCGGTTTTTATATTTTCCTTAGTATCAATATTATAAGTTGTTCTTGGATTGTTTGTAGTATCCGTACAAGTTATTTCTCTAATCGGTTTATCATTGATTGGATTGATTTCATACTTTACAATTCGTTTTGTTACCAATGATTCAAAAGGTGTAATAGATATATTTAAATTCGTGATATCGCTTTTTGTAATCGTATGTATAGTTGTTGGAGAATCTGGTATATGTATATATTGTGGTGTTTGATTAGATGGACGAAATCTAAATATAAATCCACCTTCATATTGACATTGCTCTAATAATTTTTTTATCTCTATAGGTTTGTGTGTATAATATCTACAAAACCAAAAGAATCCAACTTGTTGTCTATCGGTATCCAATGCACTATATCCATCTGGTGTATCAGTTACACCTGCAAATCTATATAATATATCTCTGTGCATATCGTGTATTAAACTTACTACCGTACCTGCATTCCAAGACTCATCAAATCCGTCTGCACCAGTATATAATCTTTTAACGGAGCTAACTGCACTTGAGTTAGCTAATTGCAATTCATCTGTATCATTATCATCTATAATTTTTGTTTCTATTTGAAAAAATGTATCAAACAAATTAACCGTTGCTGCATTGTTATCTCCACCTAAATCATTTGCGTCATTTACAAATCGTATTCTTAATTTTATTTCTTCTGGTGTTTTATTCGTTGCATTAGAAAATTCTAAATTGTTTAACAGGTTAAGTGTTTGTGAATCTGATGACTGATTTGCTGTTTTGGTTATTTCTTTATATGCACTATATGAACCATCGTGTTTTATCGCTACGCCTATTTTAATTGTTAAAGTACCATTAGTAGCACTATATCCAGTAATAGAATAATTGTAAATAAATTTTAAGTTTTGTAATGCGTGTTCTTCTTTTGGTATATCAGAAATAATATATTCTTTATCAACGGTTACATCTGTATTTAAACCAGCAACAAAATCTGCATCTGTTATAGTGCTGTTGTCATAAGCATTTCCAGGATTAGTAACAGTTACACCACTCCCACTACTTGGATTTGTTACTGTCTGTGGACGAATTTTATATGCTCTGTGCAAATCTAAATCTGTACGCATTACATTTCTATTTGTGTCATTGGTTGCACCTTCATAATCATCATAAGTTGCATTACTAAAAGTATCATCAAGTGGACACATTATTGGAAATTCATTAGAGTCAAAAGTATCTTTTACTGGATAATGTAATCTTGCATCAACGGATTCTGCTTGGTGAAATAAACAGTTAAATACATCATTGTTTAAAGTGTCTACCTCTACTGGAAATACTCGTGATGCGTCTATGTAATCAGGTGAAAGAACACTGGAACTTTCAGCTATAGATTCACCGTAAAAAATCGGAAAATAATTACCAGACTTTGACTGATACTCTGGTATGGAAATATCTTGCATTGGATTATGTACTGCAATTACCATACTAACTGTGTCTTGATTTCCCAACTTTACTTCTTTTAATCTACCTGTAAAAATTACTTCTGTATATCCACCAACTCTCGAACTTACTACTACTTCTCTATTTATATAGTTTCTTGAGCCACCATATATTTCTTCTGCTAATGTATTGCTGTGATTTGCTAATGTTCCATTGACGCAAGTAATAGATATATTTCCTACAGAAGCAGTAGAGTTTGATAAGTCAATAGATTCTCATAAAGAGGGGATATTTGTAATAAATGAATGGTAGATTCCAGAACCACTTCCTACTTCAGCAGTAGCTAATCTTATAAATTGTGTATTATTTGAAAAATCAGGGTCGTAAGTATTATTTCGTAATTCAAAAATCCATTCTTCTTTAATAGTACTTGTTAAAGCATTATTATAATTTGTTGAACCTGATAAAGCCATTACGCAAGATTTCTTTTGATTGTGTTTTCTATTTCTGGCAACAAGTTATCTCTTACAAATTCTTGTGTGCCAATAACATTACCCATAATATTTACAGTAACTCCAGTACCACCACCTGCGTCACCAAAGTCTGGACTTGATAGAGGAGTAATGTCTACTCGTTCTCTACCACCTGCGTTATCTCCAACCATAATCATTTGTTGCCCCCCAGTTATAAAAGAACCACCACGAGCAAATGCTGGTGCAGGTTGTGCAGCTATTAGTCCTGCTTGTGCAGCAGCAGATGCTTTTGCAAAACCTATTTGTTTTGTCATTCCAGGTATTTGACTTTCTGCTAAAGCTGCCATAGCAAAATTACCCTGACCTTTAAAGAATTTAGCTGCTGTTTTTAACTCTGCAATCATTAATGTAATTTTTGCTATTGTTTGCTGTGTCCCCATAGCGACTTGTGCTATTTCATTCAACTGATTTAATCTAAAAATTGTTTTTTGCTGACTTTCAAATTTTTTCAAAGCATCTTTTTCCATATTAGCTCTTTCTTCTGCACTAGCATTTCTAAATTTCTCTGTATCTCTCAATGCTTGAAGTTCAGAGTTTTTTCTGGATTCAACATTTTTTTGAGCCATATCAAGTATATTAGCAAAATGGTCGCTGAATAATTGACTTCTAAAATCTAAATTCATTTGAATTGCATCATTAATGGTCGCTTCAAATGCTTGTTCTAAATCTAAAATCCTCTGAAACTCTTCTCTTGCTGCTTCGACGTCAATATCCTGCATTACTTTAATAAGGTTTTCATCTAGCACTCTTTTAAATACTGCAAAAGGTTCTGCCATACTTTCTGTTGTTGGTAGCAATCCTCTTACATCTAATTCTGGAAGTTTTTCAGCATCTTCCATAAATAAAGAAAATCCTTTTTTAGCACCAGGAACATCTAGCACTTTCTGAACAATCTGTTCTTGTGCTTGACCTAATTGTCCAAATAGTTTAATCCTTTTTATGATTCTTGCTCTAAATCCTTCTAATCTACTTTGTTCTAATTTTTCTGCAGATATAGAACTTTTATTAAAAGTAAGTTCATTAGCTTTTTCTATACCTCTTTTTCTTAATAATACGTTTATTAATTTTTCTTCCGTTTTTGCTAAATCTTCTCTTGCATCTGCTAAAGTTCCATCTCCTAATTTCTTTTCAAGCTGTATTACTTCAAGCATAGCATTTGATAGCTCATCAAACTCTATTAAAGTTCCATCTTCTATTCCTAAAGACTCTTTAAGTTCTTTTATTTTCTGTATATCAGTTTTATTTATTTCTTTTAAAAAATCTGCTAAAGAACCAAAAGCGTTAGTTAGAAATTGTACACTTGCTCTAAATTTGCTTCCTGCTGCAATATCTCCCAAAGCAGCCATCAATCTAGTAAAAGAGTCTGCTAGGTTTGAAAATAAACCAGATAATGTTTTTGATAATTTGTCAGTTGCACCTGCTACACCAACTGAAGGGTCAGTAATAGTTTTTTCTAATGCTGCCCTAAACTCTGGCAAGGTAATTTTGGTCAAATCTGTAATCCCCTGACTATCTTTAACTAGCTGAAGAATACCTCTTTCACGAAGTATGTCTGCTGCTCCTGCACCACCTGCAAATGCACGACCTAATGCTTGTGCTGCTTCCGTTGCAGAAGTTCCCATAAATGCAGCTAAGTCAGAAACTGGTTTGATTAATGATTCTGCATCAGCACCGAATGCTTTTAACGAAGCACCAGCTTCAACAACATCTTGCAATGTGAATGGAGTAGTAGCTGCTATTTTATTAAATGTATTAAATGCTTCTGTTCCTCTATCTACAGAACCAAACATAGCATTTAATCGAACTTTAACTTTTTCAAATTCTGCAGACTTTTGAATAAACTTACCAACAGAGCCAGATATTAAAGTAAAACCAAAAGAAGCCAACAATAATTTACTTCTTAGTGTAGCAAAAGAATTTGCTAAAAGTCTATTATTTCTAACTCCGAGCAAACTTGTTTTATTTAATTTGTTTTGAAGTTTTTCGTTCTTTTTAACAGACTTGGCTAACTTTTCATTTGCAATAGCAGCAGTTTTAAATGCTCTTGCTAACTCTTTATCACCAGTCGCTTGGAATTGAATTTGTACTTTTAGTTTTGTATCTGCCATTACTTGTTCTTTTTAAATTGTTCTGATTGGATATAATTTAACATTTTTTCTATAACATTGCACTTATCAATCCATTTTTTTGGGTGATTTCCGTAAGAACCTTCATAAGGAGGTACATTCATCTTCTGTGAATACGTATATCTTTTAATATCTCGTTGAGATTCTTTGGTTAAAAAATGGTTGGGACAAACAAAAAATGGTAAATGTGACTTAATAGTTTGATGTAGTTCAAACTTCTTTTCTGCTGTTTCGTTATGTTCTTCTAATTCTTCTTTTAAGAGATTGATAACATACCATACATCGTCCATAGATGTAAAGGTGTGAACGCTGTTATTCTTTTTA